GCACGCCAGCCGTGTGCTGCTGATGGTCCTGCACCATGTCCTGAGAATGTTCGCGCGCAGCGTGGGTCGCGTCCTGTAGATGGTTGACATGTTTTGCAGCTAGATCCAACTGCGCTGACTGCGCGTCAGTCTGCGCCTGCTTGGCGTCAGAACCTATCTCGTTAGCCAGTTTGATGTTCGCCAGATGCTTGCCGGCGGTCTCGAACTGTATCTTTTGTTGCTCCGTCGGGCTGGTCTGAGCGCGGGACTGCGCGATAGCGGCGTCTGCCGTCATCTTCGTAGTCTTGCCCTGCAGAAGCTGCATGTTTAGCTGCTGTTCCTGCTCTTGCATCTGTTGCTGCTGGTTCTTCTGCGCGCCGACGCCGGCCGCCTTTTCTTTCTCGGTCGGCTGAATGATACCCTGCTGTATCAGCGGGATCCGCAGACGGTTCGCCATCTCCTGCGCGTCAGGCGAATCAATGTTCTTCGCGATCAAGTCTCCGATCACAGGTGCCGACTGCGGCATCGCTTCAGCGAATGAGATCAGCGTATCGAGTGCTTCTTGGCGGGCCGACTGGAAGCTCGGGCCGATGGTAACTTCAACGTCATACGTACCCTTCGAGAGGTCGTTCATGATGTCGCCCGTGCTCGGATCTTCCTTGTTGATGTCGACCATCTTCTCGATACCGTCGTGACCAATGATGCGCTCGACACGCTCCGAGTCCATAGTAGATGGGATCATGTCGACCATCATCTCCCACGTCAGCTGCAGCGCGGAGCTGAAACCGTCTATAAACTCGAAGCTGCCCAGGTCGGAGCGCTTCGTGTGTTGCACGAGCGCCTTGCCTGAGACTCGGTTCATATCTTCCGAGTTGCCGAGCGCAGGGTCGAAATACCCTATCGTGGCTTGAATATCTTGGATAGACATCTGCGCGAGCGCCATCGCACCCTGCGGCAAATCGAGCGGTTGCGTGCGGAACGGCATGCCGTCCGGCGCATTCTTGTCGACGTTGTACGGCAAGTACGGGCGCGAGGCGACGTTAGCCTGGTTCCACTCGGGCTCGTAGCCCTTGATCATCGCCTCAGTGACGAGGTACGGTGCCTTCGGCAGGAGCGCGCTGCGCTCAATCATGTCCGAGGCACGGGAGTTGTAGCTGCGCTGCGCGTCTTTAGAGTGACGAATCAGCGACTGGAATTTCTTTCTGCCTTCGATATTGATGTAACGGCCGGGGCAGCGTATGACCGGAATCCGTTTCCAATCGTAATAGTACGGACCCTCTAGCACGGATGAGCCGTCGATCTTGACCCACATGATCTGCCACTTAGTGGTCTTACGGATTAGCAGTTTGCCGGTCTTCTTGTTCGTAGCGATGCGAGTGACGCCGCTCTTCTCGAATGTTAGGCCGTGTTCTTCGAGGTGCGCTTCGGTAGCCTTTAGGTCAGCGTCATACTCGCGTACGGTACCGTCGGTCATCTTCGCTATCCACTTCTCACGCGGCACACGCTCAAAGTATTCAGCTATACGCACTTCCTTGTCGGTGTACCAGCCGTAGCTGTCACGCGAGACATTGAGGCTAACCATATCGCCGTTAGGGTACAGTGACTCGTAGATTTCGTCGGAGATACGTTCCGCGACGATGCAGCGGTTGGCGTCGCCCGCGCACGCGTCAGCGCACTGCGGATCCCAGACCACCGTCTGCGGGTTCGATATGTTGATGACGCGCAGCACCTGATCGAAGGCACCTTCACCGTCGTCCTGCATGTAGGTCGGCATGATGCGCCACGCGCCGAAGCCGCCAGCGACCGCGAACTTGAACTGCTCTTTGTAGATCTGATCCGCGCGGCTACATTGCTCGATGGAGCGGCACAGACCGGCGAATATGTCGGAGATCGCTTCTGATGCGCCGTCAGACGCGGGGCGCACCTTGCCGGCGGGTCGCGTCTGGCGCATGTCGGCGACCACCATGTTAACCGGCTGCAGGCAGCGGTTAAATGTATAACACGGCTTGCCGCGACGATTTTGGAGTACGACGGGATCCCACTGCCCCATCGCCTCTGCGTTGTATATGAAGTTCAGATCTTCGGAATGCATGCGGCGGTTCTCTTCCCACGCACCCACACCGTCATCATAGAAGTTGCGAATACGCGAAAGCAGCGCGCCTTTGTCTTCGATCTCGAAGCCTGGAGAATTGGGTAACGTTCCGGGCGAGCCGGGAATAGATCCGATCAAATCGTAATTGTCACCCGAGTTACCGCTCATTTATGTAGGCATCTCATCCAAAATTGCGCGCTGTCCGTCACCGACAAAAACACCGTCAAATGTGTTGGGCGGGATATACTTCGCGGCCCCATCATTCTTCCATTCGTGCACGGGTTTCTTGTCCTTTGTTTGTCGTCCGCTGTCGATCAATCTCTGGTGCTGGACGCGTACCTGATTGCGGATCGCGTTGTTCTTGAAACTGAACGGGGTAACCTTACCCTTACGCTCAATCACCAGATTGTTCATGCCGGCAGTGACGTGTACGGTGTACGTACCCAGCTGCATCTTGCGGCCATTCGAATCGACGCGCCGAGCGTCTTCATCCTGTTGGCACTCTTCGACGATCTTGCCGTCGGATGCTGGGCGCTTTACGAAACGCCAATCCACAGAGGTGTGCGAGAACTCGACTTTCTTCTCGATCGTCTTCTCGCCCGTTAACGAGTCAATCTTCTCGATTGACGTCTCTTTCGTGTGGTCGATCTTGTGGGCCGCTTGCTGTCGCAGGCGGATCCCTTCTTCGTGCACCAACTTCAATGTAACGCTCATTTTGGTCTCACCCCTGGCACGCGTGCGCGTGCGATTAAAAAATTCACCATCTCGTCACAGCGACCTTTCATGGAATCGATCATACGATTGAGGTCGACACAACTCTTTTTAAATCCATAGAACCGCAGCTTCCTGCCGTCCACATCAACCAACAAAAACACGCCTTGACGACGGAACTGATACTCCATCACGTGAATCGGCATTACCCGCTCCACACGCCGCCCTGCGTAGCCATCACCGGATCCCAACTGAACCAGGGCACACCGCCGTCACTGGCTGGGGGCGCCTTCGCCACATCGTAGCCGCTCATCACGTTGTATCGCGTGGCGTCCATCAAATGGTCATTTTTCTTGATGATGTTTCCCTTCTCATCGCGGCGGTACAGGCGCACTTCTTTGCGCCAGTTCGTCAGTGTGTTGAAGATGCGCAACTGCTGCGTCGAGAGCATGTCCCAAGTCTGGATCAGCCCGGTCACGACAGTGTTGTCGGCCTTGCTTACCTTCAGCCCGAGATTGCAGTACGTGTCAATCAACAGCTCGCCGTCAGTACCGCGAGCCTTCTGCGCGGCGGGATCGATCACGCCATGTATCCATCTGCCACGTCGACTAATCGCCGCGACATGCACGGCAGGATCCGCCTGGCCGCGATAGTATTCGTCATACGCCACCGCCGGGTACCGTTGGTTTCCGGCGGCGTCTTTAAAACCGTTGTCGATGTCCCAAGCGAACCAGATCACCGCGGTGCAGTTCCAGCCTGGGTCCATTCCATACGAACGCGGCCAATGGGCCGGGATGTCGAACGGTTGAATCAACATCACATCTTCGGGGATCGGATAGATCGCACCGACGCCGTGCCCCGGGATGCCAGACTTACGTGCCTGCAGCTGCCAGGGCGGGACGCTAGCTAAAATTTTCTTCTTCTCCGAATCACTAAGATGAGCGACATCATCCATATCCGCTGACTTGCCTGACTTACTCATCGACGACCGCCTCCTCTTCCTCCAAGTCCCACGATTCAGTCGGCGCGGCATCCGGTTCTGGAGATAGATCCGGCATAAAGGTAATCATTAAATCGGACACCCCGAGTAATGGTGTCTCCGTCAGAATCAGCGTGCCGTTTTTCTCGCCGGGCACCGTGCTCATTAGACGCATGTTGCACTCGGCGTAAATTTCCAATTTCGGCTCTTCATCCAGGTGAATACGATCCTGGCGCGTTCCTTGGAAGGCTTCGCGACCTTGATCGTATGACTTGAACTGCAGCGTCGAGAGTCCACCTGACACGTGCCGCACGAAAACTGACTCGAACGCGTCCGCAAGACCGTGCTTCACCGTTCGGCGCACCAATAGGTCGCCAGGGATCATCCCGGTACCGTATTTTTGCTCCATGCCTGGCTGCCCGCAGAATTTCTCTTGCAAAATATCGCGCGTATTCTTCGCGGTGTCCGTCGCCACCCACATACTGATGGGGCGCTCAAATCTTCGTCCCGGCCACCAGTCAGGATACAGTCCGGTAAGGTGTATCGCGTCCGCGAAGCAGCCGCAGTGCGTCTTACCCGTTCTGTTTCCACCGAAAAGCGCGATCTCGTCGTCGGTTTTCTCCAAAGCAAAGAATCTCATTTGCTTTGGATAATGTGCCCGACCTAGCGGGCAGTCTTTCAGCGCCGGATGGTCACTCGGATCCTGAAACCAGGTCACTATTTGGGTCTGATCCTGCGTCTTCGCTCTGTCGCTCAGGATCCTGACCAATTTGTTCGACTCTTGTAGGCTCAACGAGCTGATATTCTGCCTCTTCAACAGAGTCGTCAGCGAAGTCGGGAGCGGGGAGTAGACCCTGTCTATCAAATCTTGATAGGAGGTGGGTAATTTGGTCATGTGCCTGCTCCAGTGAGAGGTTTTGCGTCACTTTAAGATCCATTTTCAGGTTCTCGCCAAACTTTTCCGGGAAAAAGTTAGCCGCGATCCGTCCGAGCATGCGTGCGTCACCCTTCGTGGCGGCGGCGGACGCCGCGTGGTCGAAAACCATGCGCGCGATGTTATTCGCGTCGTCAAACCCTCGTTGAAAATCCCCGTTGCAGGACAGTTCCTTGTGGAACTGCACGTTCGTGGCACCGACTGAGCGAAGCGCCTGCTTAACGTCCGCCGTGTTGGCGTACGTTATCAGGAAAGCTTGCTTCTTCTCTTCAGTCCAGTCAAATTCGACCGTTACCTGCTGCGTCCGAGCTGCGCCGATACTCTCTTCGAGGCGGTTCACCGCGTCACGGAACGTTGTGTTCCAGCTCAAGATCGCCAAAAACTCTGCTTCGCTTCTTCCGCACGCGTCGGCGGCTATCGCGAAGTCTTTCAGCTCCGCATACTTTGTTAGGAAACTTCTCTCTGCGGCGCTCGGTGGCGCCGGGCCGGTGGCTGCAGCTGTGTTTTTCTGCGTATAATTGCGGCGCCGCGCTGCCTCCAGCTCCGGGACGCCTTTGCCGTACACGGGTAGCTGCCCCTTCTCGACACGTATGCAATCAACACACATGCTGCCGTTCGCGACGTAGCGCGCGGCGCGGTGTCCGGTGACGCACAGCTCGCCGGTCCAAAAATGTTTCCAGCCGCGCGCTCTCGCCTCATCTCTTGAGACGAACCGCGTCGGCTGGTAGTTGTACAGATCCGGCTTATCGTCGCGTAACGGTGCCACGCTTTCCGGCTTGATCTTCGGCCACTTACCCCACGGGTGTTTGGGTGCGCCAGGTATCGTCTCGGAGGTTTTACCGAGATTGCCGTAGCCCTCGCTCATGCGCGGTGCCAATCCTCTGCACCACTCATAAAATTACCCTTACGGTCGTATCCCGCACTCTGCTGCCACATCAGGCATTCGTTCAGCGATTCGTCCGGATCAACGGAATAGATCGCTTTCTGCCAGACGAACGCGAGGTCGCCGATTCCTGGGAATCCTACTCGGTCGAAGTCGACGAGCGCGATGTTGCGGAAACTGAACTCCACTACATCGCCAGGCTTTACTTGCATCGGTATGATCGCTCCGGTCTCGGGGCCGTCCTCAAACCATAACGTCTTGCCGGAGAGTTTACTCTTCGCGAACTGCATTACCTTACCGCCGGGACCGAGCACTGGGGGTCCGTCGCTGATCTCTTGCTTGAACGCCACTTTGCGACGCTGGCGTCGGCCGTAACCGACTGCGATCACGACCCCCTTATTGATCTCAATTCCGGGTGTCGCTAGCGTCGGGTGCACGTACGGCAGAATCTTCACGAGCACGCGGTCGCGTAAGACGCGCGTTTGTTTCGCAACAGCTTCCAGCTCTTCGGTTAGCATCATGCCGTCACCGCTACACAATCTACGTCGGTGTCGCGCATGAGACGAATCTTTTTACCGATACCGTAATCTGAATCCATGCCGGCGGTGGCCGCGAAGGTGACGACGTCACCAACGCGACACTCCATAGGAGCAAGCTCGCCGAGCGGGAGCATCCGTCCAGGCCCGACCGCGACGACTTCGCCGCGCAGGATCCGCTGCCAATCAGGCAACTTGATCACACCCTCAGCCTTATCCAGAAGCTCCACCGCTATCAGATCGTCCAGCAACCGCTGGCTGAAATCTATCATCGACATACTCGTACCTCACATACGAAAGAAATTTTAATTACCACCTACGCTATTATAGTTTTTAGGGTTTTTCTTTAAAACGCTAATCCGCTCACCGTCGCGAGCGCGCACAATTCAATAACTGCGATCACCGCGGTAGACGTGAACGGTTGGCCCGTTGCGGAATCTATGGCCGTAAACTGCATTCCGACCTGACACAGCTGCGAGCCGATGTACGGGAACGTCATCTGCCACGCGGTAGCGACTACCTGCAGTGTCATGGTAGCGGAGAACGCCTGATATGAGAACGGTACGCCGCCGACCGCACCGGCCGGGTTAAGCGTTGTCGGGCCCGCCATCACCACACTGTTCGTAATGTCGTCTATCTCGATACTGATCGAGGTCGGGATGACGGGCGTGTTCGTGTGGTCGACGAACTGCAGGTCCATGAACAGATCCGTGTTTGGGTAGGCTTTAACCTGTGCGTAAGGGAGTACAGGGCTTCCCTGTAAGTACCTGTTTCCTATGACCATTTTGTCGCCCAGTTGCGTAATAGTGTGTTTCTGCGGCGAACGTCAGCCCTTGCTGATGCGTCCAGCTTACTTTTTTCAATATGTGCGTCAACTGTCATAGCTTCTAGATTTTTAATGCAATGGCGGCCACCCAAACTTAATTGAATTTTATGGTCGACATGCGATCCGGAGCCGCAGAGTGCGGCGATATCATAGATTTTTTTGATATCCGCGTCAGTGCAGCAAGTACAGCGTTGTGCGAGTTTAAATGCGCGGCGTTTTGATACTATAGCGCTGGCAGCGCCTGGATTAGCGATACGCCACTCTTGGCTTCTATTTTGTACTTGCTCACGGTTAGCGGCGCGATAAGCGGCCGCCATCTGACGCACTTTGTCCGTATTTGCGGTACGCCACGCTAAATGTGAATCTAGTATATTCTGCCTATTAGCGGCGTAATATGCGCGTTTTCGTTCGCGTAGTTTCTCTGGATTCGCCATGTGCCTGGCACGTGCTCGCTCGCGCACTTGATCGCGATTAGCGGCATAGTAAGTCCGACTTCGCTCTCGTTCTGTCTCCGAGTTCGCGGCAATCATACTTACCGCCAAGACCTATCCATGCGAATGGAGCAATAGCACATACCCAAGCGAATTTGAGTCAGAATAATCATCGGAATTTCATCTTCCGTTCGCCGCTCATCCCTTTGAATTCGCGTACGGCTTTACCCGATAGAACGTGCTTCGCTCGCGCGTGCGCGGCGTTGCATTCCTTCGTGCTGATGTGACCAGAAACCCAGTCCTCAGTCGCGCGACGTACAGTGTGCTTCGCGCTCTCTTTCAGGAGCTTCTTGTCCGAAGGCGCCGGAGGAGCCTTCGCGGACGCCAGTTCACCGTGCTGCTGCTCAGGCTCAGTCACGGACTTCTCGCCCTTTGATTTCTTGGCGCGCTTTTTGTCTTGGCCCTTCGGGGTCTTGCTGATGCCGAGGATGGCGCCGAGCATGGGTGCGATATCAGCCACCGACGCCCCCTTTCCCACCAGTGATCTCGAATGACCCTGCTGCGGAGACGAAGAATGAGTTAGATGGGACTTCGATGTACAGCACCGAGCCTACCGTAACCATGCTAAGCGTGTTGAATGCCGGCGTACCTGCGACGGGTGCTGCTTTAGCGGTGACGCCCGAGCCTCCCCAGGTAAATGACCCTGCCGTACGACACAGAACGCGGAACGTGGTGTTATCCAGCTGCGTGTCGGTTGCAACCTGCACTGGAGTAGCGCCGACGAGAATCGTCTGTGTGATGGGGTGGAAAGTTGTATCAATCGACATTTTATTTACCCTCTGCCCAGGCGTTCATATCGCGCTTGCGATCCGCGCGGCCTTCTTTGGTCTTGTGCGCGGACTTCTTCATATCTGCGTGCATGAACTCTTTCGCTACAGCGACCGGCGGGCCGCCGCCCGTGGGCTTGAACCCATGAGCGACAGCTCGCATCAGTTTCGCC